CGTTCCAGCATTGTCGGAATCATAGGAAAGAGTTGATCCATGATGAACCAGTAATGTTTTTCTGAAATTGAAAATCTTTTTAGGAACATTCGCCAATTGTGTTCCATATTTCTTGAATCCGCGGCGCGTTTCTGTTGTGCCTTCGCGATCAATGACCACGTTGTTAGCAATCAATAACGCCCCTTGCGGAACCTCGCCCAACTGATTTGGGAACGTGTAGAGTCCCTTGGCTTTTAAATCAAGAGTTTGTGGCATTACCAAACACCTCTCCGACGGGATCCAAACCCACTTGACCAGTCCAAAATCCCATTTCTGTTATTTACTTTCAGCGTGGAACCTTTAACCCTTGGGGTTAATGTTTTAATGAATTTGTTTTCAAGTCGGGTGGCCGCGGCATAGGCATTATCAAGTCCCTTCGGATCCGTTAAGCCCTCCAAGGCTTTGACGCCACCCAATTGGGCCAGCCATCCAAAAGCGTTATATGGAATCTGTGGCACGGGTGAAAATCGAGTTTCAACAACCCACATTCCAAGAGCCAAATCTGTCGGCAATGGATCATCGAAAGTAAGAACATTCGTAACGATGCTATTGATCGAATAATCATCCCCAAGCGATATAAAAAGCGGTTCATTGTGGATAAAGTCAAATTTGGTGCTTGTGGTCCATGAACTTGGAGCGGATGAGACGGTCACTTGTTGGAGAGTTGGATTGATGGCAATAATGGTAGAAGCTTCTGATTTTAAAACAAGATCACCTGGCAATCTCTCAATTCGAAATCGTAATTGGTAACCCGCCACATTGGCCAAGTCCTCTGGAAATAAAACAACGCTATCGTTCTCAATATAAAAGCCAAAAAGACGATTGTTTGTCCTTGCGGGGTTATTTTTAATGGCATCGTAAGTCAGACGCGGCAATTCCACCTCTTGTTCTGAAGCATCCAACAAAACAACGTCACGAAGACCACCACCAATGGCTCTGGTTGGGATTCGATATCGATTTGTTGTCACATCGATTGGCACGTCAACAATTTGGACAAAATAATCCTCACGCGCGGAGGTAATTGCGGGAACAATGGTATCCTGAAGTTCATTGCTCATTAATTGGACAAGTTGAGCCGTTGAATAAAGCGGTTGCGTCGTTGGCATTGAAACACGGAGTTTCAAGTCTTCCACTAAGTGTTGAGCCGAAAAATCTTTTGGCATTTTAATCCCCCTTCATTCCATGTTCCTTGAAATATTTCTCCCAGGCATCGTGAATCAATCGCCTGGCGTTTTCAGGCAACATTCCAACGCATTCCTTAAGGCAATCAACACCCAATTGATACGTTTTCTTGTCTTTTGACGTTAATCCATCGATCAAATGATCAAGAAAATACTTGTCTGGATATTCATAGCCAGCCGATGCGTTGTTTTGAATGGCCATATCAAGCTTTTGTTGCGAATCCGCCTTTGGCTCTTCTTTTGGCTTCGATGGTTCAACCTCAATTTCAATCTCAATCATTGAAATCGACGGATCATGCCTGACCGCATCCTTTGTGACACGTTCCAGACGGGGATCGACATCATCCTTCATCCCCTGAAATGCCCTCTTTATGTCTTGTTCTACGGTTTGGTTGTCCTGAGTCCTGGGATACTTAGGAAACCCGTAGATTTCCTTCGTATTGGGTGCCATTTATTGATACCGAGAAGCAATGAGTTTCAATAAACGATTATCAATACGTTTTTTCTCAGGAACGGTGCCTTTCATCCCAGCCACAGGCCCAACCTGATCCGATTCTCCCGTTCTCTCAGTGTCACCAATGAGATTGGCTTGCTCGCTTGCGGGCAACCCAATACTGACATCGCCAGGGCCATTCTCAGCGTTTTGCAACCCTTCGACAGCCATTTGCCCGAGAACCATTTGATTCAATTTGTTCTCGTCAATTTGGCCCTCGTCTTTTCCCTTTGATCTCTTGCGAACAAACTTAGACGGGGATGACGGATTCCCCCCAAAGTCCATTCCTGACAAGTCGTGCATATCTCGATAAGCTGGCATTTTATTTCCCTCCCTTGGCTTTTTGTTCTTCCTCATACTTCTTTTCGGAATCAACAAGTTTCTTATAAAGCTGTCCGACCATCGCGGCTGGCCACTTCAGCGGGTTTTTGTCCAAGGCGTTTTTGATTTTGTTGAATTCCGCGTCTTCCAACTCAATATCCGCCCCGTCAACTCCCAGCTTCAATCCAACTTCGACATACTCCATGGCCTCAATACCACTTTCCGCCACATGGTTGGATATCACCGCGCGATACAAAAACCGAAACTTCCCCCCTTCGGCTTTTTTATCACTCTCGTTGATTGTGTCTTGTAATTTTTCATCTATGCCATAGATCTTCTTCATTTCCTCTCCTTTATGCTGACGTTATATTTAGCTCAGATTCAGAAACAGGTCGTTGGGTATCCTGTGCGGTTTCACCCGATTCCCTGACTTCCTGATTTACCGCTTCCCCTTTTATCCATTCAACAACTTTCCGTTTGTTAAATGCCACTTTGGTTTCAGGGTTTGGTATCATGCTTCCTGGATTACCTGGATCTTCAATTTGATCCTGATATTCCCATCGACGACCCAAAAGATTGTTTACCCTAACCCCAATTCCGTCGGGAAATTCAATTATGATTTGTGCCATGTTATGCGGCCTCCTTTAACTCTTTGATTTCTTTTTCAAGCTCCTCAATCTTTTCGGCATTCGATTTAATTTTTCCAACAACATCAAATCCATCGAATGTTTTGAAGCTGTTCGCATAAATGGTGCCATCCAATTCGAAACGAACAACCATTTCTTTTTCTTTGTTCAGGAACTGGATTCCAATATATGAATGCTCCTTCATCCATTCCGCGGATTTAGTGAACACGTCTTCAGCCGAACATGGATACTCGCGAATGATCCATCCATTCTGAAATCCATAGTCAGCACCGTTAATCAACACGCTCCGAACATCGGACCATCGTGTTGAAGCCTGGCCGCAACTTTTCTGGCCATCTGAAACAGGGCCAAAATAGTTTGTATTCATCTTGTATAACTGACCGCCAGCGATTGCATAATCAATATTTGCCGTGCCAGAGAAATATATTCCTGTGTCCGTATCATCTTTATTCGCCAGAGTTGGGCTTGTATTTGATCCTGGCCGCAACCTTAAATATCCAGTGCTATTTATTGCGAATACTTGCGAAGATCCAGACGAAAGGTCAAATGCACCATTCTGATAAAATCGCCAGTATGTTCCAGACACGTTAGACCCAAAGTAGAAACCTTCTGTGAAATCTGAGCAACGGAAAGTGAAATTCGCCATCGTTTGGGCGGCGGTTCCGATAGAGCCTGAGTTGCTTACGTTTCGACCGTCAGTATAAGTTCCAGTCTGTCCATTTGGATATTTTTGAAACACCAACGAACCAATTGTTGTCCCCGTTGATAAATTCCTCAATTGAATACCACAACGAGCGGCGGTGGGAGATGAGCGGGAATTATTTATTCGTAACCATGTATCATCATTTTCTTCGCCATTTCGAATAATATCAAGGCCAATATCATCAACGGAGTTAAACTGAGAAGTAATTTCTGTGTCAGCTTCCCAAACAGCCACAATTCTATTTGTGAATCCATCGGCGTTTGAAATTACCAGTGGATCGCCAGTAACGGAGTTGTCTATTCCCATATACCAGGCTTGAAGGCCAGGCAATGTCCATCTCAAGGTAGGATCCCCCGCGCTCGACCCTCCACCCCAAAGAGTTAAAAGTGGCCGCGATCCCGCCGTGTTTGAAAGGTTCCTGACGCGCAACTCATTGATTCCGCCAGCAAAATCCGTGTAACCAACAATCACTTCATTTATTGTTGAAGATGACGGATTCATTCGAATCATTTGATAATTTGTTGCGGTGGCTGAATTGTAAAGATAAATCGACGTTCCATCGTTTAATGCGGCTGGCACATTGAACTTGGCCGCGATCTGTCCATTGGTGCTGATATAAACAGGATAATTCCCAGTCGCTTGAATATTGAATGAGCTGGCAATCCCCATGAATGTCCCACCGCCCGCATCGGTTTCAGTTTCAATTCCAATGCGATGTTGAACACCTCCGAAATTTTGAAACCCAATCCAACTCGCTTTTCCTGTGGCATTAACATCCAGAATCATTCTTGCGTCATATGCTGGATTCCCCAGATAAAATGGGACATCACTGTTTAATTGAATGTTTAGAGAACTTGCGGGCCCAAGAAATGCGCCACCGCCAGTGTCATTTGTAGTCTCTATTCCAAGCGTATGGGTTACGGTGCTATTTTCGAATGAGATAGAAGCGATTTTGTCCGCATCCTGTGCTTCAATATGAATCTTCGCATTGCCAGAGACATTTTGAATACTAAAAAGCGCATCCGCCGCTTTATCAAACGAACCTTCAATGTCACCATCTTGTTGAAAATTCCAATAAGTTCCAGCAATATTGGAACTGAAATAAATACCATTAGTGACGCTCCCAAAGTCAAATACCATACTGTTGAATGCTTGGGCCGCCGCGCTGAATCGAACGGTATTTGTCAATCCAATTCCAGAGAGATAAGTCCCAGTTGTTGCGGCTGGATATTTCCTGATAACAAACTGGCCCGTTCCTGTTGTGCTATACGTTTCGAGGCTCAGGCCTGTCCAGACACCATCGGTATTGTCCGTGTTGCTCAATTGAATTTGAAGATATCCCGTATAATTCCTGGACATCAATATCTCATCGGTGTTGTTTGTTGACAATAAGATTTGGTCATCAACCGTGGTATTGGTCGCTGGATAATAAGCGAAATAACTTGCCACACCAGAATTGACAGTTCCCGATCCAACAGGTGACAACCATTGAAGTTGACCGCCCGCTTGATAGGATAGATATTCGCCAGGTGAGCCCGCGGCGGCTGGCCAATAAAGGTTATATGTGGTAACCGCGGTCGGTGATCCTATCCCGACATATTCGGCCCCAACATCATCAACAAAATGCAAGCGACCACCATTTGATGTTTTGATGTTATCGCCAGATATATTCCAGCCAAATGGAACAATAACACCGCTTGCATTTGTAATCATAACCCTATCGGCGGTTAAAGCCGCCAGTTTTGTAAGGTCGATGGCCGCCGCGCTGTTTATCATCGAATTAACAATGTAATTGGGCGATAATGTCGCCACCCCAACATTGCTCATGGTCCATGCCCCTGATATGGTTCGGGCTGTGGATGAGTTGGCCGCATCACCAACAAACATATCACCCGATGGCAATGTGTCCGATTCAATAACAACACCGTTGAACATCAACTGGTCGGATGCGTTTACAGCCAATGCCAGATCGGCACCATTGGCCTGATTTCGCCACACAACGCTGTCTACCCTGGCAAGGCGCACAATGCCAGATTGGGCGATATTGGCTGTCCTCGATTTGTAATAAATCGATTCCAGACCAAAATTCGCGCCAAAGTCGACGTCGGCTGAGAGCGAGAAAAGGCCGCCTGTGGGTTGAAGAACACCATTGGGGATCGCAACCAAAAAATCGGTTACGTTTTGGCCCCAATCAGTATCGTTTACATCGGGGATCGTATAACTTGACCCGTTAAATGAAATAATTTGCGCCATGATGTTCTCCTTTGTCAGTTCTTATGCGGTTGCTGACCTTCCCAATTCAATATTTGTGACATCACCTGAAGCACCACTTCCCAAGGTTGCGGCACCCGCGGTGATATTTCCTGTTGCGGTTGTGGTAATTGCATCACCAATCGCACCTTGCGTGGTTGCGGCCACGGTGACAACGCCAGCCGCATATCCAGCGACAACAAAAATGTTGACGGTAGACAGCGAGTTGATTTTGTCAGCCAAATTCTTGGCTGTATCTTCAACACTTGCGCCAATTTGAAACTCAGCGGCAAGCGTAGGCGATGTTCGTGCGGTTAAAGTCACACCGCCAATTACAGCGGTATCCCCATCCGCGGCGTTTGGGGCAATCGTAAATGTTCCATTCGATTGGACACCACCTGATTCGATGGTCAGGAATGAGCCACCGCGGCTTTTCAACCCCTCGATCCAGTTTGCCAGTCGACCGACAACTCCCACATCATCCTTAATCGGATTAATATGATCGACATTGACCGCGCTGGCTTCACGTGTGTTGATAACTAATTTGAGTAAACCCATTTTAATCTCCTTTGTTCATCCCCCCTGGGGGATCCAGGCATGAAGCCTGGAACTCCCCCCCAGAGAGAATGTGTTTTTTAAACAGTGTTGACGATGTTCGTTAGCTTTACGGTCCGTGCTGGGGTTTCCACAAAGATCGCTTGATCAGTGTAGGTCCGCAATTCAAAACCCGCGTTTGATGGCAAGTGCAAGAAGATTTCGTCTTCGCGACCTGGGGTCTTGAAGGAAATATCTTGCGCGCCCACGCGCCGCACCTTTTTGGGTGGGAACACGAACGCTTCGCCCTCTTTAACGCAATTGTGGGACACCAATTCAATCGCACCATTTTGGTGGTAGAACGTGATGTTTTCCACACCGTTTTCCGCACGCTCACGCCGATAGGACCCGTCGTATTCACGAAGGGCGGCCAGATCGGAATTCACGTTGGCCCAGGTGTCTGGGTTCAGCAAACAAACAACCTTTTCGTTCAACCCACGTTGGACAGCTTTGGACACGCCGATTAACAATTTGCCCATTGTTAAGGCGACGTTGCCGACGCTGAACACGTTTCCAGCCCACAGATTGTAGTCGGTGGCCGAGATGTTGAACAGGGTTGCGGATGTGTTGGACAGGATTTGATCGAGTCCATACATTTCCTTCGCAAACGAGCTGTTGAAATAGATATCAACGTCGTTGGCGTTTGCCAGAATGGCGGCGTCAAGCGCGGTGATACCAGTCGCGGTTCCCGTAATGAGAAGTTTCCGATTGTTTGCGTCCACTTGCGTAACGGTAAAGATTGAGTCCGCACCCGAAGACACCAAAGTGGTGTTCGAGGTGTAGAAGTTCACTTTTGCCGTTTCGCTCCCTGACCAAATACCAGTCGCCCAATAAGCGGTGGTAAGAGTAACCAGGGTCGTGGTTGCGCTTGCGTTCGCGGACGAAGCACATTTGCCAAGTCCAGAACGTCCGTAAAGACAGGAAAGTTCAAGCCGTTTGGCCGAAGATTCCATCATGTTTTCAACCAACAATTCAGTGGCCTTCACGAAGGCCTTTTTAGAATTGCTGGCTTTGGCGGCGGCGTCATAAGACAATGCAGATCGGAGAAGGATTTGTGATCCTTCCACCTGGGCATCTTGCATGTTCATGGACACCGCGTCGTTCAAAGCAAATGCACCCGCTGACGGTCCCGCATAGGTGAAACCATGTTCGTTGGACACGATGACAGGTTGATGGTATTTGTTACCTTCTTCCTTATCGCGTTCAATGAACGGCACCATTTTGATGACCTTCGCAACCTCTGGAACGAGGTTTTGAATCACGTCAGCGTAGGCCTCTTTGAACAAGCCAGTAAGTTCGCTGGGTGTCGTTGTCATTTTAAGTTCTCCTTAATTTATTTTTCGTTCCCGTTCGGTATTATTTCCGCTGGATAGCCGTAGCGTCCACGTTTTTATTCCCGATCAGTAACACACTTCACTTTCATGGTGCCGCGCTTCGGATGGCCGTAGCGTCCGAGTCGTCAGCATGGGGTTGGATGGCCGTAGCGTCCTTCCCCGTTGAAATCAGTATTTTTCGCCCTTTATTTCGGCATTATGGCGTCGAAAATCGTCCATTGTTCGCAATTTCGGGCCATCTTGCTTTGGCGTTGCGGCGCGGGGTTTGTAATCCCGCCCCTTTTGCTGGCGTTCCATTTCCTTTTGCTGAACCAGCTTCAATTCAAATTCGCGTAATTTGCGCCGAACATCGTCGCCCACTGTTTCCACGATGGCGTCTGGGTCCATGTTGGACAATAGCGACCGTTGTTCGTTGATGTAATCCTCTTTGACAAGAGGGATCACGTCTTTGGCTGGCAATTTGATTCCCATTTTGCCGTAGGCCTCTTGCAAATAGTGGATCACCCGCTTTTGGGTCCACATGTTGTTGGGTAACTTCGCATCGGACAACGCGGTGTTGATTTCGCGCGTGTAGTTCTCTTTGGCGATGTTGACGCGCTCTTGGATCATGCGTTGTTCGTGTTCGTATTTTAAGCGTTTGTTTTCTTCCTCAATCTGGCGCAACCGTTCTTCGTTCTCCAACGCCTTCCGTTGCTCTGGCGTCATGTTTTCACGCTCAATCCGTTTCAGGATTCGATCATGCGCCCATTGGTCTGGATCGATCCCGAATTGCGTCATAAACACGTCTGGGCGGTTCTGGGCCAGCCACAGCAATTGTTGTTCGCGTTGTTGCATTCTGGCGTAATCGTTCAGCCGTTTGTCGGCGGCCAACGATTTCTGAATCTGGGCCTTTAATTGGTCCCGTGTGAATTCCTTTTTAACCGTCTGTCCGTCCACCGTGAAATCAAATTCAAACTTTTCAGCCGCCTGTTTAAGCGCGTCTTTAACGTCCGAATCTGGCGTCGGAATGCCGTCGCCGCCCTGGCCTGGAATCTTGCCAGTCGGGATTTCGCCTTCTTTTGGTTCCTGTGGTTCAACCTTCGGTTCACGCCTTGGCGGCGCGCCCTCTGGTATCCGTTCAGGTTTTGACGGTGTTTCGGGCGCGGCTGGCGCGTCCATTGTTGCCATTTTGTTTTCGAGTCCTACGATTCCCATTTTGTTTTCTCCTTTATGCCGCGCCGCTTGCGTGGAACGCGGACATGCCCGTTTGCATGGGGCGATTTATTTTTTGTTACTTGAATTCCTGATAAAACAGTTTTTCAGCCGCCGTGTGCAAGCTGATTGCCCATAATTTCAACCGCGTTCCAATGTTAATCATCAACGGTGGATCAGCGGGAAGCAACGTCGCGCCCGTGGTCGTCGATATGGTCGGCGTTGTGTCCGAGTCCGTGATAATGAAAAGCATTGACGCTGTGTTTGTGTTGTAATTGTCAATCAAGATCGCCTTTCGGCTTTCGGTGTTCGATGCGGGGACGGCGGTCCACCCAGAAGTCGACACAACCACGTCGCTGGAAACAGCCACGTAATTGTAATCGGCCCCGCCCCAACCGAATGCGACTGACGCCAGAAGCATCAATCCGATAAATCCAAACAATGATTTCATGTTACCCCCTTTTGGTTTTCGCTTTAATTGTTACGAATGGATAAATCTGATCGCCGCGAATCTCAATACTGGAATCAATCGTGCAATCATTTTCTTCCAACGCCTTATTGATCGCATCCATACAGCGTGCCTCACGCAATCCAGCGTCGCCGCCCATGTGGATGGTTTTCAAATCGACAGTTTTATGGCCGTTTGTTTGGCTCATTTTTTTACTTCCTGTGTCCAAAATATGTGGCCCATCAAACATCCGAACGCAAACGGGATGGACGGATTTTCATGGGCAAGATTCAATAAAAATTCAGAAATCGTGTCGCCTTCCGTCGGAGTTTTCACCATGAACAAATCCCATATAACAAGACCAACTGTTACAACAATCAAAATAATTCCCGTATATTTCTTGGTCCCGACTATCGTCATCATAAGATCACGGTCCTTTCTCTATACAATTCAATTGAAACGTAACCATAGGATGTGCTGTCCGCTTCTGGCGTTGTGATCGCAACCCAGAATTTCATTCCCGCTGGAATCTTATTACTGGCTGATTCCGTGTTTAATTCGTCGCCCATCGCGCAATCGCCAGACATTCTGTGCCGATTGGCATAAGTGGCGATAATCGTATCGACGGATGCCAGCGCGGGTGTTCCATCATTTTTTAGGTAATAGGACCCCGCTGGGCATACGACGTGAAAATCAAGGTAGCATCCCTTTGGCGCGTCGTGAAAGTAAATGGACCCCTCTTTTATCCACACTTCATCAAGAAAAGTGAATTCGATCTTTTTCCGCTTGAATCCAGACGGCGCGCTGACGATATCGTCGGAATTTGAGAAGTCCCAGAAAATATCCTTCCCGCCGCCAATTTTCTGTGGGGAATCAATTTTGTCGCCAGACATTGTGAACCAGGTCGTGCAACCGATTGGGCGAGATTCGGCGCGCGTGTAATGCTTTCCGTCGTCGTCCACAGGTCCAGACATATAAGACGAATCATCACTGGCCCCACTCTTGTAATTATTGTCGAAATCTGTTTTATCAGACGTTTCCGTGAAAAATAGGATGCAGACATAATCAACACCCTCTGATTTTGTCCAAATGTAATAACGGTTTGAATCCAACGTTTCATAAAAATACTTATGGCCCGCATTTATGAAATCTTTGAATTGCGCCCACGTCAAATTCATTAGTAATAACCTCGTATCCGATAATCAAATTCAGAATTGACCTTTGTGTAATTCAAAACGTCAATTTCCAATACCCGCGTCCCATCCCCGACGTATGTTTCTTCTGAAAAATCGATCCTAAACATTGAGATATGTTGCAGATAAATTGTCGATATCAAAACCTGTCCAGACGTATTTCCAGCCCCGTTTGGCCTGTAATAAAGTCGCGCTCTAGCGTTCATCGGATCATTGGCGTCAGCGGGGATAAAGCCGCCAAATTCAAACGATTGCAACGTGAACGTTTGCCCGTTCGGAATTGTATAGGCGTATGTTTCTGTCCCGCCGCCCTTCGTAACGGGGGCTGTTTCACCAGCATTTACCTTTGTTTTTCCTGGCGGCGTTGGAACGGACGTGTTGACATTGATGGACCCATTCGCGTTCGGCTTTATGTAGTAGCCCGTCAGCGAATCCCATACTTGCGCCATCCACGGCTTCCGATTCAAATTCCCTTTTGCCATTACGATTCCCTTCCATAAACGACAGTCCCTTCAAACTTCAAAAGTCCCGTCAAATCATCATTCACAACGGCGTAAATCTTGTCTGACGTTCCAGCGGCCAACAACGCCTTGTTCAGCGGGACATGAATCAGGATCGCTTCGTTATTCGACGAATCGAATCCCGCCACAATGTCGAAGTCGCCGACCGCTTTGGCGAATAAGTCGTAAGTCGTCTTCGCCTTGTCGATGATCGTCTTGGTTACGCCGCCTTGATCGATCTTCAAATCAAACCCATTCGCCAGGGTCGAGATCGCCCCAAAGTCCTTGTAATTGATCTTGGAATCTTCCATTCGCAAGATCACTTCTTCGATATACGAATCATTCGATGCGTCAGCCAGCAATTGAAACGTTTGTGGCGTAACCGAGCCATTTATATTCATGGCCGCCGATGCGCCGTTTTTCAGCAAGTCCTTTAAGTAAAGGTCTGTGTTTATCATTTCAATTGTTACGTCGCCTGTCCCTTCATCCGCACCCGTCGAGGTGATTTTCAGTCCAGGGCCGACGGCCACCTTTAAGATGACCGCCGACCCCGAATCCTGATAATTTATGTCTTGCCGACGGATTGTGTAATCCTCAATATCCGTCCCCCGTAACTGGGTGCGTTTTGCCATTGGATCACTTTATACCTTATGCCTTGATGTAGTCAGCCAACAACACGTCGGTGTTACCTGGCGCGGCTTTTGGCGCAAAGTTCAGCGTGATGTTCACGCCGCTGATCGTGTAGTCGTCCGACGCACCTGGCTTCAACCGTTGTCCGTTGTGATAGATGCGCTCCGTCCCAACCTCTGGGGTGTTGGCCAGCGTGAATGCGGTGTTCGATCCGTTGATCGTCCCGCCAGGTGTTTCGCTCACGATGAATTCCGACACTTCCACAGGATTTTGGGCCGCCGACACTTTGATGAATGACTGTGCGGTGGTCCCAGGGGTGATCGGGTTGGTCGTTGCGTTGATCCAGACGGTGGAATCATAATCCGTTCCCTCTGGCCCGACGCCGATCAATTCACCGCCAAACACTTCGCCCAGTTCATCTGCATCGTCAGCGCGCGCCCATGCGCCAGCCGCCGCGACCCAGATTCCGTTTTCGGCTGGGGTTGTTTGGTTGGTGAGTAGGATTCGATCACCTGTCGCCGTGTTCTGGCCATCGACTGACACAACGCCGCCCGTGGTAACGTCAACGTTGGTGTCGGCGACAAGCCGAACCTCTTTTTTAATGCCAGTGTCCAAGGACCCTGGTTTTATCTGTGTGTTGCCTCTTATGAGTGTTCTTGCCATGGTAGTGGCCCTCCGTTTTTAGAGTGTTCTTGCGTAATTAACTACGATGTCGTCGCCGACGTTCAACCCGATATCCGACGCAAACGTTACCTGGTTGCCCGTTATTGTATAACTCTCTGACGCGCCCTTAATTTGGGCCACACCGTTGAGCAATACCAATTCGCTGTTGGCAAACGGGGTAAACCCCAGCGAATAAATCAATGTGGCTGGATTTGAAACGACAAAATGTTCGTTCTCAAATGCCAGCTTGTCTTGCAAATTCGAGATATCACGGAGATATTGGAACCGCCCCATGTGGGGGCTAAAACCAACGACATTCGGTTGCGCCATCTATACCCCTTTATTCGTATGTCAAAGATGCCCTGTCCGACCACTTCACGTAGTCTTCCGAGCACTTGATCGTCAGCGGGAACCCGTTCACGTCATACGTGAATTTGGCCACGTTCCACCCTTGCTGATCTTCTGGCAATCCACGCTTGGCAACGCCAACATAAACGGGCTGGCCTTGTCCTGGGCCGCCCGTGTAATCGTATCGCCATTGGTTCTGTCGCTGATAATCAAATCCATATTGGAATCGCACCATGAAGTCTTGCGGGTTCAAAAGCGTCATTGGCCGACCATCCCTGGCGGCAAGCCGCCTGTCTGATTGTTAAATCGTTCGCCCGTCATCGGATTGTTGGGCATGTTGGGCATATTCACGCTGGCCGCCTTCTGCATCAACGGCGTCTGTGGATTCAACGCGGGCATCGGTCCAGGCGGCGGCCCACCCATTCCAGGTTGGCCAGGTGGCGGCGCGGGCTGTGGCTTCGGAACCTGTGGCTGGCCGTAAAGAGACAGCAACACAGGATTCCCGTTCTGCAACGCTTGGATATGCGCGTTGATGTGATCCAACGTCTGTTTGACGATCTTGGGGTTCTGGCGGGCCTCTGGGCTAGACAGAACAACGCCATGTTCGACAATGTGCAACCGATGGTCGTCTGTGTCGATGGCCATGACCTTTTCGCCTTCGCCCATCCGTTCGTTTTCGGCCCGTATCAGCAACATTTGGGCTTGCTGACCTTCAATCATGGGTTCCAGCTTCCCTGTGTTCAAAAGCGTGATATATTCGTCCTTCTCCCGCACCATGCCCGCATTCAAAAGCTGATCGGCAATTTGCATTCGCCCCGCCACTGTCCTGGACAACGGATTGCCCAAGTCGACCGTTACCCGATCAATTTCGGACAAGTCCTGGCCCGTAAACTCTTTGATGTAGGACCGATTGGCCTTCCCAGCGATCATGGCCATTCGTGGCGTCTTGGCGTTGTCTTTGAGCAAATCAACGATGGCGGTCCCAATGTCTTCCATAAGCTGGGCGTATGATTGCTGTAATCCTGAATTGAATTGGATCGCCTGACTGGCCACCAACGCCAGCGCGGCCCCAGACTTCAAGGACGCTTCTGGATTGCCCCTGGTTACGGAATTGACGCCAGACAGCGTTTCCATAAGGGCTTCCAATTGCTGGATGAATGAGAAGATTTCTTGCGGCGTGTTGGTGAGGTTCAGCGGCTTTGGTTCACCCGCCTTCGGATTGTATTTGATGAGGTTCAGCCCGCCAGCCAGTTCGGTAACACCGATGTTGGCCCCGTCAGGCATCAAGATGTTTTGGACGCCGAAGGTGGCTTGGTTTGTCAAAACGGTGCTATAAAGCGCGTCGATTGCCTCTTGTAACGCCAGTAAGTCCCAAGCAATAGTGTATCCAAAAGGGGACCCGTCTTGTTCGGATGACGTTGTGCGATAAACGGGAATCCCTTTGGTCGGCAACGGGCCTTCGGTGGTTACGATCTCTGACGAATAGAATTCCACGAATCGGCCTTGCGGCACCGCTGGGGTCTTCCTGTGGTAGAACCGATATTTCGGTATCGAATCCTTTTCGTCCACCGTAAACGGTCGGCCAAGCCGCCGTTCCTTCCACATAGCGGGATCAATCGAAAGCGTCAGAATCTTGTCGGCCAGGTCTGGGAATTTGACGGCCTCATCGTATTTGTTGACGAATTCCCGTGTGATGATCCAGTTCCCTTCAACGAATGAGTTTTCGGAGTAAGGACGGATGATATCAACGGGATGAAAGTTTTTGATGCGGATATCGCCCTGTTTGTATGGGCGGGCCAGGTCGTTCGGGTTCGGCGCATAATCCTGGCCTAAATTCGGGTCCCACGACACTTCCACGAATCCTTCGCTGGCGTATAAAGCGTCTTCGATGGCCTTCTTTGAATAGCGTTCGACCCGCAAGTGTCGATTGTAGAATTCCAGGATGCCGCTGGCCACAATCGTTTGGCTCTGGCTCTTGTAATCGGTGTTTGTGGCATGTGGCTCAAAGCTGGGACGCTGGGACGTGGTGTTGTTGACAAGGTGCTGAATGATGTTGCGGTAGTGGTTGATGTAGATTGTATCGTATTCGTCTTGTGCGCCCGTCTTCTGGATGCGTGCGCCCCGTTGCTGGCCGTTGAAATAGTATTCGTAGGATCGCGTGTAAAGCCGCCATCGGCCTGACGTGGCCAGGTATTCGTAATAGTCATCGACCCGCTTCATCAATTCCTGGCCGATATCCTCAAAAGGTTTGTTGGCAAAGTATTCGTCAGCGGGATCATTGGTCCGATCTTCGCCTGGATATTTTAGTGGCGCGTCATTTGGGTTTGATCTAGCGATTGATCCAGCCACGATTCCTCCTTCTCACTCCGATGATCTTTTCGATTTCAACACGCGAAGGTTCCCGCTTCTTGTCGAATTCGGCTGAAATATGGTGCGTAAGCTCTGACATGTGAAGGTCCGCTGGAATCGGATTCGTGTATTGGTCGATGTTGCGGACCAAGTAAACCAGCGCGGCCAGCCCGTCAAAATGCCCGTAGACTTTGGACCTGGCAAATTCCCGCTTTCTTTGTTTGTTAATGTCCCAGACGCCATATTTAAGGCATCCTATCGTGTGGGCGCAACGTGGATTCAGGTTTACCCGCCCATTCCCAACCCAAACCCTCAATTCGTTCACCATGGCATCCAGGTTGTCCTTCGTCGTTGGGTTGAACGGGATTTGGTGCAGATATCCCATGTCCTGGATCAAGATTAGGTTGTTGTCGTCGCTCACCCGAAGGATTTGATCTGGGGTCTTGTCTTTGAACCATATCGCTTCCTTCGCCTTGATTGCTCTTTGTAGCAAATCCGAAGTCATAGTCGGCCCCTTCATTACCAGTTCGTCTTCGATGAATAGGGCCGCTTTCATAAAATCGTAATACCCGAATAGAACCACCGTGAAGTCCCGCACTCCAATGTCCATGCTCACATAGCACTTGTAATAAGGCCAAAGGGCTGTCCGTTCCCAAGGTAGGGTGTGCTTCTTTTCGTCGAATTCTGGGATGATCGCCAGGTCTTGATCCACGACGAATTGGCACAGATATTCCCGTTTCCAGGTCGATGATTCGGCCCCCCCTGACTCCTTCATAAACTTCTGGATTATGTGATCGGGATAGCCCGAATCGAAGATCGTGAATTCGCTGTAAGTCCCTTCCTCTTTGGCTTTGTGGGCGAAGTCCACAAATTCGTGAACGGGTGTCGGTGGCGGGGTTGATGAAATGATGATTCGGCCTTCGGTTGTCAGGCATTGGGGCAAGAGAATGTCTTGAACCACGTAATCCAAGTCGTCCACGTAGCCCGCTTCGTCGACTATCGCCAGGTCCGAGGCGTTTCCGCGAAGATTTTCGGCGTGGCCAGCGTTCAAGCCCGACAAGTGAACCAATGAATCGGTGCGCGGGAAGTAGTAGGCAAAGTCGGACGCTTGATATTGCGGCTTGTAGTCGGCTGGACAATCGCGGATTATGTAGCGAAAGATCGGCTGGATTACTTTCTTTAATGCACGCTGGGAAGGAAAGCCAAAGTGGATTTGTGCGCCTGGTTTTTTCATCGCCGCTTCGATGGCTATTGTGCAAAGCGTGTGCGTTTTTCCGATCCGACGGGAAGCGTTGATGACCTCTTTTAGTGAATCCGATTCCCGAAGGTGGTTGTAAATCTTTTCTTGGACAGGCCGTAGCTTCCAACGGATTTCACCCCTTCGCCACAATTCGTTTTTAAGTTCGTGTTCCAGCGCATCACGGTCTTGCTGATTCACGTTCTTTGTCTTCAATCGTGGATCGTAGAGCCGCCAGAAGATCGTCCACTTGCTTGTCTTTTAGGATAGATTCTTCGTGTGGTCGCTCACCAACGTTTTCAAACTTCTGAACCTTTGGTTCAACCCAACCGTAAAGCCGCAACAACAAAGTAACTTTCGTTTCGCGGTTTTCGATTGCGAAAATTTCTTTAAGTATCAACGGCGCAAGGTCCAGTTCCAGATTTTGGAACAATTCGCGCATAGTAGTCAACTTAAATTTGTTTTTTGCGCCTTTTGGACGGCCTGGGTTTCCTGGACCAAAAAGATGTTTGGCCATCTGTTAATCCTCTGTTAATTCACTGTTTTTTCAGATTTTGTCTGGATTCTTCCGACAGTTCGTCCAAATACCAATCTGGAAGCGTAACGATGCCCATAATTATTTAAGACCCCTTTCTTTACGAACACCAAGCATAAGTTTGATGTTGGATAGTTCCTGATTCAAGAGTTTAATTTTAGAATCCATGTCCTTCAACATACCGAAGAAATCTTCTTCATACTGAACAAGGGTTTTTCTTTGAGGAATTAAGGACCGCAAGTAGTAGATGCAAAGGACAATCACAATCCCAAACACTTCGGCCCAGTGAATCCCACGGACAATAGAAGACTTGATCGCGATATAGCCAAAGGCGATAAGCGTCCAATCGAAATTGAATGTCGTTAGTTTCTTCCAGTTCATCCGTTTTGTCTTCCGAATCCAGGAATATCCATGGCTTTGGAGATATGCCCGATTTGTAAAGCGCGTGTGGTTTCAATGTTTTCAATCCGTTCGATAATTTCATCGTCTTTAATTTTGAGAATGACAGCCCGATAAAGCTGGCCGACAGGTTTCAGCCCGTAACAGAAGATAATTCCTTCTCGAAGGTCGTCGGTGGTTGGCGACGGTAAGCCGACCTTGTTCATTTGGGTTGTCGGATATTTATGCTTTGCCGTTGTTGCTGACGGGCGTTCTTTTGTTTTGGGTGCCATTGTCGCCGATCTCCTTTTGAAGATTCGCCACTTTATTTTGAAGCGAATCGATTTCATTTCCAAGTTTTGAAACGGCGTCCTTAACGCTGTCCTTCATGTTCCTGATCCAGTAGAGGTTGTCGGCCATTTCAAAGGCGTGGTCGCCGATGATCGAATGACAGGACAAATACTTGCGAATGGATTCAAGGCGTTTAAGGGACGATTGGTGATAATTCAGATTGGCCCTGGTATCGCGCAACCGTTCCAAGGTGCCGTTTAGAATCTTCTGTTTGTCTTCCACAGACGGTTCGATGATTTCAGATTGTTTTGACATTGGTTAAATTATAACTCACTTTGTGGATTAAATACTACGATAGAATTTATTTTTCTTTCTTCTGGAACGTTTTACAAGAGCAACGGCGACTGTCGTTATGCCCAAGATGGGACATACACATGCCAGAAATATAGCCGTGGGCGTCTTTGTGATGGCCGCAAACACAGATTCCATCATTCCTTCCCGTTGGTTGTGGTTCCGATTGTAGGATCAGCTTCTTTGTCGAATTTCGCTGATAAAAATTCAACGATCGCTTGAATCGCATGTTTTGGTTCCCATAGGGCCTGTTGCATGATGGCGTCGGTTCGGCAAGCGTCCAGGTCGTAACCTTTGTCGCGGTGAATGGCCAGCGCGGTGAGTTCGTCGATTTCTTCTTTGACGCTCATTTTTTTTTCGTTGTCTGTCATATTCGGTTTTTAACTCCTTTTTTCGATCTTTTAACGCTTGAATGCACAGCCGATGGTATTCGATTTGTTCGTTGAAGGCCAATTGTTCGCCGATATAGCGACTTCTGTCCATTCCCGTTGTCGAAATTCGTCGTCCGTGTCGAATTTGATTTAATGTTGTCATTGATCCCTTGATGCCACCCGCAATTGGTGCAGACGCCGCCTACCAACGGTTCGTTGCACCAAAAGCAAGTGGGCGCCGCGAATATGCTTCAAATCGGCTTCATCAAATGTTGTCAGGATTCCGCACACGTAGCCAACTTTGTGAATATGTTCCCATAATAATTTTTCTTTCCAATCGCGATTCACTTATTTTCGCTCACTGGGCTATTGGCCTTTGCCATCCATATGCGCCACTTTGTAACCAAATCCTTGATTTCTTCTTCGACGGCTTCCATGAATAAGTCCAATGCGGATTCAAACGGCATGTCTTTACCGCGAAGATTGTTGTCAACGCCGCGTAGGATATCCATTCGCATTTCGACTTCTCTGTCGATTTCTTTTTGAAGGTCTTCACGTAATTGCATGATACCACCAACCACAGACGGCACAGACCCACTTATCGCCGCGCAATTCATATTCGTGCCTCATACAAAGTCCCCCCCTATCGCCGCCGACGGAAACCAGTTCACTTGGTCTTTGTCCCATCTGGTTCCGAACCGAACGGACACCATGTCTTTGATTGTGAAATCGCCTTTCTCTGGATAGGGAAGCGGTTTAGCCCACGGCCAGAACCAATGGAAGCTGACGCCCCATCCAAGCCCCAGTGATCCAGGCGCATACGTCAAAAGGAAGTGGGCGCGGCTCCAATACTGGACGACGGATGGGAAGTAACCGTCTTCCTGTAAGACGGCCACCGTTTTTGGATTGTCAAATTTCCTGTCCTTCAAATACAAGTCTGGGTGTTTAAGGTGTTCCCACCGCTTGACGCCGTATCCGAATTTCAAAACAGGTTGTTGCCACCTGGCCCACCAATGTTTTGAGCGCGGGCCGTAGGCAAACCAGCCCTTAATCTTGATCCATGACCGCTGAAACCAATTGTCCCAATCGGTCCCTTCCCATTCGTGCGGCTCGTTGATGTGTTCTGGTAGAGCATCCCAAGGCATTATTGTTCCCACTTCGCGCACGCTTGCCAGAAAACGCGGTGGTCCGTTGCGGGGCCATGTGTCATTTTCCGAAGGTCGCATTTGTAATAGGTTCGATTTGATCCACCATGTCCATGAAGGTGTTTGCAATCTTTGCATGGGCGCGGCGGCTCATACTTCCCATAAAGGTTCACACACGGATTTTCGTTAGGTTTCGGTGCCATCTTTTCGGCGTCTTCCAGCGTGTGTTTTCCGAAAATCAGCCGTTGTTCGCTCATTTTTTCAATCCCTTGGCCACGTCGTTGGCATCACGAAGTTTCGACAGGAAGTCTTCGGCCTGGTTTCGATCAAACATCACTTGGATTGTCGGCGTGTTCGGAATCTGGATGATAAAGCCGATCCGTCCGCGAATCTTTTCATCTGGGGCTTGGCCAATAATCTGGATCGGCGGGTTTTCGTAATTGAAGTGTGGCGTTACTTGGAAGCTGAACATGGTTCCCCCCTCATGTCGGCGTAGATGCCTTCGGATGGTTCGGCGTAATGCCACCCGCACGCTGTGCATGTTCTCACTTTTCCTTTTGCCCGTAAATGGATTCCGCTGTTATTTTTTTCTGTCCAATCACGGCATCGTAGATGCCTTCGTAAACAACGGGTCCATGGCACAGGTGCGGCTTATCGTTTGTTGTTCTCATACTGGATTCGCCTGAATGTTTTTTTGATGCTCTTTTGGGATTTGCGAAGCGTTGGGAGTTCATGCAGATTGGCGGTTGCTTTCAACCGATTCAGAATCCATTCGTTCTTGGTTATCTTTTCGTGAAAGGCGGTTCGCGTAATCCATTCGTCTTCGTCAATGGTGGCCATGAAGATAATGGGAACGTGTCGTTTTAGTCCAATTGGTAAGCGTGGCATATTGAATTTATTAAAACATAAAAAAACCCCCGCCGTCAATTGGGGGCAACCAAAAAACGGGCGGGGGCTGGATTGATCGTCGTTCGATCTAATCCAAATTAAAATCGTCGGCTATGTAGATCACCTTCGGCATTTCCTGGCCACGTGGAACCGTAACCAGCTTATGATCGAGGATGCCTTGTAGAAGCATACCCAAAACCATCGCAACGGCAAAGGCGATGACAACGTTCTTTGTTCGTATAGGCATTCTAAACACCGTCCTTTCCACATGTAGGCGTTTCCGTGGTCTTTTGGTTTGTCGCCGCACCATTCCCCGTCGTCAATCCAGGAATCCAATTGGTCTTCGCAACACTGGAAGTCGCCCAGTTCGGCCAGTTCAGCGACTTCGCCGTTTCTCATGTGGTGATCGTGGCAATCTTCACAATTGCATTCTTCTGGGCATTTCGGTTCTGGCGGGTCCAGCCATCGGTCGTAGGCCGCGTCGGCCCCTGGGGTATCAAATAGTCTCATCGGTAGGCCCCCTTCACGATGACGTTGTTTTCGATCCAGAATGTCCACACCTGGCAATCTTGGCGCGTTGGAATTGGAACATTTCTGGCAAACACTGAATAATCAGAGCCATAAAGCGTGTAACCGCCACGTGATTGGCAATACTGGTATTCGTAGATTTCCTGGCCGTCCAGATCAATTGTTCGGTGGGGAACGCCCCATGTGTTGACAAGGTTGGCTTTGTTGCCGCCCATCCAAGAATCGAGAACGTCCCTATTTGTTTGCGGTCTTTGCTGTTGGTAGGGTGCCTTTAAGGCGGCGCACCCGACGAAAAGGAATAGAAGTGGGATTATTGCCATCTTCATAGCACACCCCCAAACAGGGTATAAATCCCCATTCCAAGAGCGAACAACATTCCGAAGATTAACAACGTGAGGTAGGCCGTAATGAATTGGTCCCGCCAATACCCTGGTTGCTTCCGTTCCCATTCACGGTATTCGCGGTCTTCTTCTTCGCGCTTCCAGTATTCGTATTCTTTTGTGTTCATGGTTGCCCCCATGTGAATTTTATTTACTCAATCCAGTGTAACCGCGACCCATGACACCTTGATGACAAATCAATGCTTTTTTGAAGACATTTTTTCGCCTATTGTTTTCAGGGCGTCTTGGACCACCTTATCTGGCATTATCTTGGTGTCTTGCAACAAATGTGCCTCATAGATTTCGGCCCCCCGCTTCCAGGCGTAATTGTCAACCAGGGTTGGAATGTGGCTCACGAAGGCCGAAAACGAATAGCCCGTGGATCGCACCCAGTCGTTTGAGGATTGCAGAAAATCGTCCCAAAGAGCCATGACGCCCCATGGCTGGTAGGTGGCCGCCAGGGATTTCAGGGTTTTGTATTCCTGTGGCCTCATAAACAGCTTGGCCTTCTTCTTCCGTTCCCACATGTCATGTAAGTGCTTCACCATGTCTTGCCAAAACGGGGTGGTTTCTTCGTTTTTTGGTTTTTTGGCCTTTTTGGAGTTATCCACAGGGTTATCCACAGCGGTGGATAAAGAGTCTTTATTACGGTTAGGTAAGGTTATGTTAGGTAGGCGCGTTTTTCGGCTTTGTTCGGCTTTATTCGTCGTTTTGCACCGCGCAATCTTCTGGCGATAAAGTCTGTCTTTCACTATTTTTCCAGCGTAGTCGGACCAATCGTGAACCTTCATCCCATCAAGCCATCCACACTTTTGTAGTGCCTCTAAAAATGTGTTTGGGTCTTTTTTCCAATCGCACGCCGCGCATATCGAGTGCGCGGAATAGCGCGTCAGGTCCGCGTCGCGCCAGGCATAACGAAGCGTAAAATGCCACAATAGATGCAACAATCCGACCGCCGCGTGTTTTTCAACACCTAGCATCGCCGCCAGTTCAAAAACCTTTGGGTGATCTGATAAATTATCGTGTGATTCGATCCAAGCCATGTGATTTATTCTATAAAAAAAAGGGCCGCCCGCAAGGGAACGGACGGCTAATAATTTTTGAGCCAATACCGACGAAGCCACAGATCAATGTCGGCGTGCGGGACCTGTATTCCTTCGCCATGTAGGTTTTCCAGCCAAAAAGAATCATTGTCAAAATACGAAACAAAGTATGATCCGATGTGGACACGCGGGCCGTCCAAATCTGGAATTCTTTTCAGAACGGGAGTTCGCCTTGTCTTTTTCCGCGCGCCCATTCCCTCACCTTTTCTTCTTCTTCCATTCGTTTTTGACGCTTCTCTCCAAGATACTTTCCAGCTTCCTGGAATTTGCGGCGGCATCGTGTAATTGATTCAGGCGTCAACCCTTCGTCCTTAATCCAAACAAGACTACTCCACGAAGTCTTCCAGCCCTGGGCCAACCAGACATGGCAAATCAAAATCTTGTCGTTGTCCCTGGCGTTCGGATGCTTTTGTAGAATTTCTTCGACTATCTTTTCGGCTGATTCAATCTGTTTTAACACCTTTCGCGATCTCCTCTTTTACTTCGTCTGGGACGTGATTCATTAAATGACACGTCAACCGCCCCGCCTCATGCTTCATTTGATCGAATTTGGACGGCGACATTGGCAATTCGTTACGGGTTACAAATTGCGAAAACAAAAGACTTCGCGTCGCATACCAAAGAACGTCCGCTATTTCCTTTTTATTTATTTCGTTTTCTCCCATTCTTCTAACCTCTCTACGATGTAATCAACATAATTCCCAGATTTCCCAGTGAATTTTAAGTGGTCCACGACATATTCAAGCGCGATGGCCAATTTCTTCGCCTTCTCAATGGCTTCTATATACCCTTCGGCGCGCCAGAGATCGACGGAATCAATTTCGCCTGGAATAATTCCGCATTTGATTATGTTTTTGGCGTCCTTTTCGTTCAATGAGTTTCCTTTTTCAAATCGTTAATGACCCTATCCAATTTTTCGGCCTGTGATATTTCTTCGCAAACACAAATGTTGACGTTATGATCGCATGGGCCGCAATCGGTAATCATCGTTTCAAAATACAACCTGACGCTTTCAAGGTTATCGATCCATTCGCGCTGTCGAATTTGCCGATTCGTCCAGCTAGGCATCGGCCCTTTATTCATCTTCGCGCACCTTCACTGTCCACCACTCCGATACTTCTGGATCGTAAGGTTTCGTCCAGAGTTCGTCATAAAGGACACGGCTTTTCGTCAGCCAATTGCGAATCTCATCAATGCGTTCCGACAATGTATGGGGACGAATGTTCTTGTCCGTCGGATCAATCTTTTTTAGAACAACGATTATTTTGTCTTTTGGATTGTCCACCTTGTAAGACCGCATTTTATTGATGTTGGCTTCGATGGGATATCCGATCCAGTTCGTGGGCTTCCAATTTTGATATGTGGCCACCCATCCGTCCAAATCAGCCGCGATGGCCTTCGGCTTTTCTTGTGTATCAACCATGTCGTTTTACTCCTTCGTTCAATTTCGATTTCGGAAAACATTCTTTTCTTCCTTCTTCCATCGGTCGCGATAGTATTTATCTGTGGCTTTTCCGTCCGTCCATTCGTCCATATTGAACAATTGTTTCAATTCGTTTGCCCTACAAGGATGGCGCATTTTACGAATAGCCCTTATTTCAATTTGCCTAATCCGATCCCTTGTTACTCCAAAAACTTTTGATATTTCTTCATATGTGCATGGAATCTTCAACATCGTTTTTGTGTTCAATCAACTTTTGTGCTTCTTCTGAATTGTATGGGAGAATAAATTGCTCTGGATTTATTTCACGAACGATCCGATTGCTTTTAATTCCCTTCAATTCCTCTGGAAATAATTCGTCGATTGTTCGTTCAAAGTAATCCGCTATCTTCTTCGCATCCTCTACGCTTATGGTATGCAATTGTTCCGCTTTTTGATAAACATTAACCCTGATCCCAATTGCTTCGGCCATCTGAACCTGTGTCAATCCAGCTTCCAGTCTTCTTTTCTTTATGAGATTGTTTCTTAATAATAATGTCGCTTCAATTGACTTCATTTTTTTACATATGGGCAAGAATGCCAATACCCGCAATAGGCGGGGGCGCACCACCACGCACCGTCGTGGGCGGGTGAATACACCCCCGCGTTGATCCCATTCAGAACGGCG